TCGCGACGTTCAAGCGGGTAACTCATCTGCTGGGATTCGAGAACCCGACGGAGTTCGCGATGGATCCGGATTCTCAGGAATACCAGCAGGCAATGGCGCAGCGCGCGCATCAGCCTCAGGACCCGCGGATTGCTGCTGCACAGATGAAAGCGCAGTCTGATCAGCAGATCGCCCAGATGCGACTCCAAGCCGAGCAGGTCAAGGCCAGCGCACAGGCTCAGCAGGCTCAGGCAGAGGTCGTGCATGCTGCCGAGCAGTCGCGCAACGATCAACAGATACAAATGGCGCAGATCAGCTCGCAGGAATGGCAGACGGTTGTGAAGATCATCGGTCAGATCGTGGCGAGCCAACTCAAGCAGGATCCTGCGGCCGACGCCGGCCAAATGGTCAATCAAGACGTGAGCGAGGTGCAGCGTGGCTCCTGAAGAGGAAATCATCCGCGGCGGTCAAGCGCGCGACGTGCTCGATTCGCGAATCTTCGTCGAGGCAAAGAAGGCGATCCTCGACGGTATTCACGCGCAGATGCGCGCGGTGCCGATCGCCGACGACAAGATGCATACGCGGTTGATCCTAACGATGCAGCTATGGGACACGCTCGAAAAGTATCTGGAGAACGTCAAGCAGACCGGCGAGATTGCAGAGTTCCAGATCAGGCAGGAAGAGGAGCGCAAGCGGCGCTTCAAGATGTTCGGATAACCGATGTTCCATCGATGACGAGCCACCTTCGGGTGGCTTTTTCTTTTTGAGGCAAGCAAATGAGCGACGTGCAAGCAGCCACCCAACCGGGCGCAGCAACCTTCAGCAATCCCGACGAATCGAGCTTTCAGGGTCTGTGGGACTCTGGTGCATTCGATCCGAATGGCGTTCCGCCTAAGGATGGCAATGAAGGTACGGCGAATGCCGCTCCGGCTTCTCAAACGCCTCCCCAAGAGGCTGCGCCTCAAGTGCAGGCGCAAGAGGACGCGCAGCCGCAGATTGGCGACCAGAACGCCCAGCTTCAGGCCGAAGAGCCGCAGACGTATGCGAGCCTGAATGACCTTCTGACGGCGCATAAGATCGATCCGGAGTCGGTCTTGGATCTTCACGTCACGGCCAAGATTGATGGCAAGGAAACGCAAGTCCCGCTGTCGGACGTGATCAAGTCGTATCAGCTCGAAGGGCACGTCAATAACAAGTCGATCGAGCTTTCGAACCAAAAGGCTGCGCACGATAGGCAGATCGCTGAATGGCGTGCAGCCACGCAGACGGCCCTGAATCAGCATCAGCAGATGGGACAACTGGCGCTTCAAATGCTCAACCACGACTTCGCGAAAGTCGACTGGAACGCATTGCGCCAAAACAACCCGGCCGAATTCGCCGCAATGCAGGCCGAGTTCGGCAATCGACAGCAGCAGATCCAAGGATTCCTCGCGCAAGTGCAGCAGCAGCAGGCCCATGAGGCTGCGCAGCAGCAACAAGCGCTTCAGCAAAACCTTGCAAAAGAGCAAGAGAGGTTGATCAGTGCGCGTCCCGAATGGAGGGACAGCGCTGCTTTTGCGAAGGCCAGCGAAAAGATGAAGCAGTACGCCCGCAGCGTCGGGTTTCAGGATGCCGAGCTCAGCCAGATATTCGACCACCGCTACATGCTGATTTTGGATGATGCGGCGCGTTATCGGGAGCTCCAAGCAGCCGCACCCCAAGCGCTGAAGCAGGTTCGGCAAGCGCCGCCACAGGCCGCCCCGGGATCTCGGACGAATGCAAACCCGAACGACGCGCGCCGCTCGGCCGCGATCGACCGATTCAATCGCAATCCGGGCGATGAGGACGCGCAAGCAGCGGTCTTCTCGCTGTTCACGGATTGAAGCCGGAGAACCAAAGTGAGCGTTCCGACAAACACGTTTCAGACCTTCACGCAAAAGAACATCCGTGAAGACCTCATCAACGCAATTTACAACGTCGACCCGTTCAAGACTCCGTTCTTGAACATGGCGAAGAAGGCAGAAGCTAAGCAAACGAATCACGAGTGGGATACGGATTCGCTCGCGGCGCAGAACCTCAACAACGCCGCGGTCGAAGGTGACGACCCTACGCCGCAGAACCTCACGCCGACCGCTCGGATGGGGAACTATACGCAGATCTCGACGAAAACGGTATCGATCTCGGGCACGACGCAAGCTGTCGTCGCGGCGGGTGGTTCGAACAAGATGGGCTATCAGCTCCTGAAGAAGTCGAAGGAACTGAAGCGCGACATGGAAGGCATCTTGACCTACAACCAGGCCAAGGCGGCGGGTTCGTCGACGACGGCGCGGGTGTTGGCAGGCCTGCCGGCATGGCTGCAACAAAACGTCGTCTTCCAGACGGGCGGCACGCCCTCGGGTGCCAACCCGTCGCTCGCTTCGAACGGCTGGACGGACGGCACGAGCACGCGCACGTACAACGGCACGACCGTTGCCATTACGGAAGCGATGGTCAAGCAGATGCTTCAGAAGGTATTCAACTCGTCGGGCGACTGCCCTGAGTACATGCTCGTGTCCTCGGTAAACAAGCAGAACATCTCGGCATTCAGCGGTCCCGGCACGCGCTTTATCGAAGTCGAGGATAAGACGCTGCGTACCGTGGTGGACGTGTACGAGTCGGACTTCGGTGACGTGAAGATCGTCCCGGATATCTTCCTCGCGCACTCGGGCGATTGCTTCGCGATCAACCCGAACTTCGTCCGCGTGGCCTATCTGCGGCCCTTCCAGACGATCCCGCTCGCGAAGACCGGCGACTCGGACAAGAAGGAATTGCTTGTCGAGTACACGCTCCAGCTAGGAAACGAACATGCGCATGGAGCAATCTACGACACGACTGGATGAGCGGTTAACGGGTCATTCGAGATGAGCCCACTTGCGGCGATGGATGATGGCGTGAATGGTCGGATTGCTCACGCCATATTCGATTGCGAGTTGTTGCAGGCTGACTTGATTAGGGATGTAGCGTTTCCGGATCTCGCGGACTTGCTCTTCCGTGAGCTTGCAGTTGCTTTTCTCGATACCTTTCTGATGCGGGATGAGTGGCGCCGCGTGCCGATTGTTATCGGCGTGCGTAAGCCATTCGAGGTTTTCGCATCGATTATCGGCCTTGTCGAGATTTTTATGATTGACCGTATGTTTTGGAGTCGGAGGAGCGCCAAGGAAGGCGAATGCTACAAGGCGGTGAACAAGCGCGGTATATCTCTTCTTGTCCTTGCACAGGACAACGATTCGATATCCGCGAAGGTTTCCGCATCGAAGGCATTCGCCGCTTTTCTTGCGAGGGCTCCAATAGCTGCTACGCACGCGGCCAAGGTTAGAAACCTCGTAAAGGCCCTCATACCCAACAACTGGTTTCCAGATCTCGTCCATTCGGGCATCACCGTTAAAGATTAAATTTTAACAGAATTTAGGAGTGTTAATCATGGCAGGCATCACAGCAGGCACTACGCGCACACAAGCGGGCGCCACGCAAATCACGATGGACATCACCACAATCGGCACGTCGACGGCCCCTTCGGCCGGCTCGATGCTGGGCGACGGAGTTGCATTGCCGCTCGTCGGCTCGGGCACCGATCGTGTCTTTCTCATCAACAACACGGCAAATCCGGTTCAACTGTATGCGGCGGTTCCGCTGTCGGGCACGGCTGACACGATCAATGGTGTCGCTGGCGCAACGGGTATCGCCATCGCGCCGAACTCGGCTGTCGTGGCCGTCGAAGCGGCCCCCGGCGCATGGAGCGTCGTCGGCACCGGTGAAGGCTACAGCGGGGGCTTGCCGACTACGACCTCGATCAATGGCCTGACCGCGCATGCGGGCGGAGGACAGGGTAGTGCAACGGCTTTGCCGGCCATGCTAAACCGTGTGACGACGGTTGCGAGCGCGGGAGACAGCGTTGTTCTTCCATCTGCCGTCGCGGGCATTCAAGGGATTGTGGTCGTGAATGCTACGGCGACGAACTCGATGAACGTGTTCCCGGCTTCGGGCGACGCGATCAACGCGTTGGGCGCGAACGCAGCATTCGCAGTGGCGGCCGGCAAAGCCGCGACGTTCTACTGCACGAACGCCGGTCAGTGGCACGCCATTCTGTCGGCATAACGATTCCTCCTCGCGTCAGGGCTTTGGGCCGCCTTCGGGCGGCTCTTTTTTTGGAGTAGCGCAATGTCCAAATGGGTTCCGGTAGCGCCGTGGAGGCCTATTGCTGGCACTGGGCAGAACATCACGCTTGGTGGTTCATCGGTTCAATCGACGGCGTTCGATCCGAACTCGGAAGGGTCGCAGGCTGTGCAGATTTCGTCGACTGGAAACTGTCATGTCGCAGTCGGAACGAACCCCACGGCGACGGCAACCGACATGCTCGTGAAGGCATCTGATCCGCCTCTGATTGTTCGTATCGCCCCGGGCGAGAAGATCGCCGTGATTCAGGATGGCGCGTCGACCGGCACATGCAACGTGATCGAACTGACGCACTGAGGCAGCCATGAGCGAAGTCACGACCGAAAATCAAGCGCCCATCGACGACGGAAAGCGCATGACGTACCACGAAGAGGACGAAAAGATGATCGTCCGATACGAGCAGGACGTGGAGACGGTGCTCAAGCTCAACCACGAGCAGCGCGCAGCGGAATGCAGCGTCGAGCGCATCGGAGAATGGCATCAGACGATGCGCGTTCCTGAAGTCGTCATGCTCGATATCAAGTTCAAGTACGGGTGGGACTACCAAAACCCGGACCATTGGCCGATGGTCAAGCAGCTGCTGAAAGGCCCTGAGTATGCGGCCTTCCGCACCACGAATCGGCGGATTTGATCATGCAACGGTACGTGAACAGCATCGCCGATCCGAAGACCGGAATGCCGATCGCCAATGCATCGGTTCAGGTGAATCTCTACCCCGCAGGCACTGCGGCGACGATCTATTCCGACAACGGGATAACGGTGACAACGAACCCGCTCACGACCGACACGAACGGGCAGTTCTCGTTCTACGCTGCGGACGGTCGGTATCAACTCGTCGTGACCGGAAACAACATCACCACGACCACGATCAACGACATTCTCATTGTTGATCCGCTGCCATCTGATCTGCCTACGTCGCTTCCTGCGAGTTCCGGGAAGCTGTGGAACAACGGCGGCGTCATTTCTGTGTCCTGACACGATCAAAACATGATCAAGAAACTGAAACTCGCTGCGGTAGCGCTGCTGCTGCCGCTGATCGCATTCGCTCAAACGTATCCATCGCCGACGTTCCAGAACGTCACGGTACGGGGTACGTTGACAGCTGCAACGCCTGCATTCACGAATCCGGTTCCGGTGAGTTCTGGCGGTACGAATTGTTCTGCTGCAAGCGGTACGTGCCTGGACAACATCACCGCCTTCTCTAGCACCGGATTCCTGACGCGAACCGGCGCGGGGACATACGCCTTCCAGTCTTTGACGAACGGCATCACGTACGGGAACTTGGCGCAGGCCGGCGCGAATACGCTGCTCGGCAATGCGACAGGGGTAACGGGTAACGTCACCGCAGTATCCGTGGCTGGATGCAACGGTGCGGCTCAAGCGCTGCAATGGACGAACGGCTCTGGCTTTCAGTGCAATTCAAGCATTGCCACGTCGGGTGCGAATGCCAACATCACGTCGCTCTCTGGCCTGACGACGCCGCTATCCGTTGCTCAGGGGGGTAGTGGCCGTGCGACGCTGACTGCGCACGGTGTGCTCTTCGGCGAAGGCACGGCGGCGATCAACCAATCGACCGCCGGCACATCGGGGCAACCGTTGCTTTCTGGAGGCGCCTCAGCCGATCCGAATTGGGGAACTCTCGCACCTAGTTTCGGCGGCACCGGTCTTACGACGCTGACCGCCAACGCGGTCATGCTCGGCAATGGCACGGGCAATGTCGCCTTCGCGGCGCCCGTGTCGGCGGGCTTCGTTCTCACCGATAACGGACCGGGCAGCAATCCGACGTTCCAGGCGGTATCGACGCTCTCCGGTCGCCTGATCGGGGTTCAGCGTTTCACGTCGAGCGGCACCTACACCCCTGACGCTGGCACGAACAGCGTAATCGTCGAGATTCAGGGCGGCGGAGGGGCTGGCGGTGGTTGTCCCGCAACAGCGGGCTCACAAGTTTCCGTTGGCGCTGGCGGTACGTCTGGCGGCTATATCAAGCACCGGATGACGACCGGATTTTCGGGCGCCACAGTAACGGTTGGATCTGGGGGCGCGCCATCTACCGGCGCAGCGGGCGGCGCAGGCGGCAACAGCGCTTTTGCGGGCGTCACCGCCGGCGGTGGTGGTGGTGGCTCTGCGGGCGCAGCGGGCGGCACATCAAACGCAAATAACGGCGCCGCAGGCGGCAGTGCGAGCGGCGGAAGCATTTTGAATATCACTGGCAACCCTGGGGGCGGCTCTACGTTTTCGTTCTCGCCGAACCCTTCTATTGTCGGAAACGGTGGTCTGAGCGTTTTGGGCTCTGGTGGGTACGGCGGTGTTGGCGTTGCCGGGGGCGCGGCTTCGGGATTCGGCGGAGGTGGAGGTGGTTGCGAACTCGGCGCGAGCACCGCGGCCGTGGCCGGCGGTGCTGGATCGCAGGGCATCGTGATTATTTGGGAGTACAACTAAATGATTTACGCGATCGTCCAAAACGGAATTGTCACCAACACCGTCGAATGGGACGGCGTAACCCCTTGGGTCGCCCCAAACGGATCGACAGTCGCGCAAGTTCCAGACGGCGCATATGTCGGCATTGGCTCGACCTACGACGGTTCGACCTTCAGTGCTCCACCCCAGCCTCCTGCGATCCCGTTATAAGCCATGACGATCTTCGTCCCTCCGATAGGCGGCGGAACGCCGACAGGTGTAGCCGGGGTCTACGACTACACCTCGCTTAAGCAGGCCGTCCAGGACTGGTTTGCGCGTTCCGATCTCGGAAACTGGATCGATTACTTCATCCAGGTTGCTGAAGCCGACATCTATCGAGACATCTTCGCGAACAACCAAGGGCGCGGTGTACAGCAGATGGAGGCGTCGCTCAACGCGACTACGGTTGCTGCTGGCAATACCCCTCTGCCGTCCGGCTATCTGGCTATGAAAATTCTGCTCGTGTCGACGAGTGGCCAGACATACGAGGTTGAGCGCAAGACGCCTGAATTCATCTACACGCAGTACCCAGATCGAAGCGCGAGCGGCACGCCGGCCTATTTCGCGCGTCTCGGGCAGAACTTCATCTTCGGCCCGTCTCCTGACTCTGCTTATACATTAACCGGGATCTACTGGCAGCGCGCGAATCAGCTCACGATCGTGAACAACACCACCTGGATGACAGCCACGATTCCGACGATCCTCCTCGCCGCGACGAATCGCGCTGCCGCTCGCTTCAACAAGGATGACGAAGCATTCAGCTTGTGGGATTCGCTTTATAACCAGCAACTCCAGTCGTTCGTTGCTGCGGATCGAGCGGAAGAGTTGTCCGGTTCGGCTCTTGCGATGGTTTCGGCCTGATGTTGCTGCCGATCGCTGATTTCGCTCCGGATCTGCCGGCGAACAATGCTTCAGGTGCGTCCGCGAATGTCGTCAATCTCTTTCCGCGGACGAAAGAATCGTGGGGTCCGGTCGGAACGCTTGCGCCGTTCAGTAGTTCCGCTCTCGCGTCTCAGTGTCTTGGGGCGGTAATTGCGATCGATTCGGGGGGAAACAACTACGTCTTTGCCGGGGATGCGACCCACCTCTACGAATTGGCGCCAGGAAACACATCTTTCACGGACGTGAGCAAGACTGGCGGGTACTCGGTTCCTGCGAGCGAGCACTGGAATTTCACGCAATACGGTCAGCGCGTTATCGCTGCTGGACGCGGGCAGAATCTTCAATCGTTCGTGCTCGGGTCAAGCTCGAAGTTCGCTGATCTGGCTTCGGCTGCGCCTCAAGCTCGGTACATCACGACCATCAAGGATTTCGTGATGGTTGCTGGCACGACGGACGGGACGAATGGCGATCAGCCTCAGCGAGTGCAGTGGTGTGCTATCGATGACCCGACGACATGGCCGACTGCCGGGAGCGTGCAAGAAGCTCAGTTACTCGCCGGGTCCCAAATCATTCCTGGCGATCAAGGGTGGATTACGGGAATCGTCGGGAACCTTGGGACGGCTGATGGTGCAGTCTTCTTCGAGCGCGCCATTTGGCGCATTGTGTTCCAGGGCTCGCCGACTGTATTCGGCTTCTACCCGGCAGAAGGTGTGCGTGGTACACCTGCACCGAAGAGCATTGCGCAGCTCGGAGCGTTGGCCTACTACCTCGGAGAAGACGGGTTCTATGCGTTCGACGGAACAACGTCCAGGCCTATCGGCATTGATCGTGTAGACAAGACGTTTTGGGCTAATGTCAATGAGTCGTATCTGTCGAACGTGATTGCTGCGATCGATCCAATCAACCGATTGGTGATGTGGCTCTACCCATCGAATACGGCTCCCGGTGGGGTTCCGGATTCTCTGATCGTCTACAACTGGGCCTTGGACAAGTGGGGTTTTGCGCAGGTCAGTGCTGAGTACATTTTCCGCGCGATCACGCAGGGGTACTCGCTCGACTCGCTCGATGGTTACGGTGGTGGTGCATACAACCTCGACACGCTTCCGTTCTCTCTGGACTCTCGTGTATGGACCGGAGGTCAGATCTTGATGGGTGCGTTCGATACCTCCCACAAGCTAAATTTCTTCACCGGCTCGCCGGCAAATGCAACGGCAGATACCGTTGAGCTCGAGCCGTTCGGATCAGGAGGAAAGCGGGCATTCATCACATCGGTGCGTCCTCTGGTCGATGGTGGGTCGCCTACGGTTCAGATCGGGACGAGAACGCGCCTGATCGATTCTCCGTCCTTCACGACTGCGAGTGCTGTCAACAGTAACGGTGAATGCCCGGTTCGTGCGGACGGCCGTTATATGCGCGCCAGGATACAGACGAGCGGATCATTCACGCACCTTCAGGGTATTGAGATCCCTGAAGACTCTGTTCACCAGTCGGGGCGCCGATGACTCAGCGCGGCTATCAGGGCGTCCCTGAGAATCTGAGTAACGAAGTCGAGCATCGTCGTCAGCTGGCTCGTCTCTCAAACAATCTGTTGCAGGGAAAGTTGAACACCGTCATTCAGGTGACGCTTACGGCGAACTCTGCAACGACGACTGTTACCGATGCGCGAATCGGAGCCTATACGGGCCTCTTCTTCTCGCCACTCACTGCGGACGCGGCCGGCGCACTCAGTGGGTTGTACGTGTCCTCTCAGGTCAACGGGAGCGCGACGCTCACGCACGCGAACAACGCGCAGACCGACCGCACCTTCAACGTCCTTCTAATCGGATAACGATGCTCTACGGGATACCGGCACACCTCATCGACGAGGTGTGGGATGAAGTTCGTCCGTGGATTGAGCGCGCTTGTTCCCGCAATCGAGGCAAGTACGACGCCGATGACATTCGAACGGGGCTTGCGAGTGGGGAGGATCAGCTTTGGGTGTGGAAATCCCCAACCGCTTTCGCAGTCGGCATTACTCGACTCTCTAACTATCCGAAACAGCGTGTCTGCACGATCCGTATTGCTACTGGCACAAATTCTCGGGAATGGCGGGATGAGGCCGTTAGGACGATAGAGAAATGGGCCAAGGCAAACGGTTGTGACGCGATGGAGCTATGCGCTCGAAAGGGCTGGGCTCGGCATCTAAAGGGCTACGACATGACACATGTTTATTTGGAGAAGCCGCTATGAGTGGGGGCGGGGGTAGCACGACTAGCAACACCGTTGCGACGCCGTGGACGGGGCAGCAACCGTCATTGTCGAACGTCTTCAACAATGCAGGCTGGACGTACGACCGGTTCGCGAGCAACCCGAGTTCTTCTGTTGCGGGCTTTACACCAATGCAGAACCAAGCATTGGGCGCTACGCAACAAGTCGCGAATGCGACGGACTTCGGGAATGCGGCTAACGTCAACAACGCGGCCGGCAGTTATACGACTAACCTTCTGAACGGACAGTACCTCAATTCGAACCCCGGAAATCAAGCGTTCTCGTCGTTCGCCAATGGCTCGATGATGAACAACCCGTACGAAACGGGTGCCTTGAATGCTGCGAACAATGCGATCACGCGGGCGTACCAGACTGCTACCGCACCGCAGACGGCAAGCTCGTTTGAGGGATCTGGTCGGTACGGATCGGGTGCCTATCAGAATGCGGTGAGCCAGAATCAACAGGATTTGGCTACTCAGCTCGGCAACACCGATTCGAGCATGCTGTCGAACCTGTATCAAACGAATCTTGGCGCGATGCTCCAAGGTGCTCAAGGGCTTTCGCAGAACTACAACACGGCCTCCCAGCAGCAACTTGCTGGTTCGATGAACGCACCGAACGTCGTCAACTCGGTGAACGCAGGGATTTCTAACCTGTACAACATGGGCGGCAATCAACAGGCGTTGCAACAGTCTCAACTCAACGCCCCGTGGCAATTGCTCAACAACTATTCGAACCTCATCCAAGGCCAGTACGGCGGAAACACGTCGACCTCGACGCCGTACTACACGAACCAAATGGCGGGTGCGATGGGAGGTGCGATGGGAGGCGCGATGCTCGGCAGTGCATTGAGCAACGGCTCCGGTTACGGGAGTGCAGCAGGCGGCATTCTCGGCGGCCTCGCTGGCGCATACTCAGATCGACGCCTGAAACTGGATATCGAGGCGACAGGTGAAACGCTTGATGATGGACTGCCGCTGTATCGCTATCGCTATCTGTGGGACGACCCGAAGGTGAAGCGGATTGGTGTGATGGCGGACGATGTGGCACGCGTGAACCCGGATGCGGTCTCCTTCGACCCGATGGGGTTTGCAATGGTCGACTACGAGAAGATTGGAGGCGAGCATGTCCTTGTTCGGTAACGTCTTCGACTTCGCCAAAGACAGCGTTGGTGAGCTGTTCAATCACCCTCTCCAGGCGGCCGGCGCGGCACTCGGAGTTCCTGGGTACGATCCGTTCTTCGGGGGGCTCTTCAATAACCGCCCGGGCGGCGCGCTTCTGAGCCCTACGGGCAATTTCACGTCGTCCGCATGGCAAGACATGTACCGGAACAATCCGGGTGACGCGGGCGGTTTGAACCTGTTCAACGGTATCAATTCGATTGCCGACAAGGTGGCGCCCGCGATCGCTGGAAGCTTCGCCGGCCCGGCGCTCGGCGCGGCGATGGGAGGGGCTGGCGGCGGTGGGGCCGGATCTGGGGCGGGAACCGCGACGGGTGCGGCGGGTGAAGGCGCATCAGGCCTGAGCGCTGCGAGTGCGGCGGAAGGTGCCGGAGCAGGGGGCGTTGGAACGGATGCAGCGGTTGGTGGCCAGCATCTGTACGGTCTGTTCGGCATGGGGAGCATGAACGGAGCAGGACTCGGAAGCGGCGTAGGTACTTCGGCAGCATCAAGCGGCGGAATTACCGGAGGTGCCAACGGACTGACTGGCCTCCTGAATGGCCCTGCTGCGGTTGGGGACGCTGGCCTTACCGGAACCGTCTCGGGCGCAGGGTCGGGCATTGGCGGCCTCATGGGCGGTTCTGGCGTGGGTGACCTCGGGTCGGCTCTTGGATCGTCTCCTGTCGGCCTGTACAGCGGCCTTCTTCCCGGTGGCGGCATGTCAGGGACGACATCCGGGGCGCTGGGCGGCGGGATCTCCGGTCAAGCAGCGGGCGCGGCTCCGCTTGGCTCGTCGACGATGGGCGGCTTCGGCATATCGTCGATGAATCCCAACATGGTCAACCAGACGATGCAGATGATGCAGGCACGCAATCAGCCGCAGCAACAAGCGATGGTAATGCCCGGCGGCCAGAACCGATACGGCGGCCAGCGTATGCCGCAGATGCCGATCGGCCCGTCGATGTCGTACGCGCATTTCGGTCAAGTTGGCGCCCCGGGCTCCGGGGTGCCGTTCGGTTTCGGCGGGAGTGTCTGACATGGGGATCTTCGACGCATTCACGAGTGCCGGCGATCCGTCGCAAGGCGGACTCATGGGGATGTTTGCGAATCCCCAGACCGCGGGATTACTTGGCATGGCTGGCGGTCTTCTCCAAGCCGCAGGACCTTCCCGTATTCCGGTAACCATGGGGCAAGCGCTCGGAGCGGGTGTGCAAGGAATGGAGCAAGGAGTAGGAAACGCATTCCAGACGCAGCAGCAATTGCTCCGGATGCGCGCGATGCAAGGCCTAATGGGTGGGGACCCGGGGCAATCCGGTGCACCACAAGCAGGTCCCTCGTATTCGGCGATGTTTGGGCCTTTGTCTGCCGCGCCCGGAACGATGGCGCCGGCTTCCGATGTGGGAAGTGCGGGTAGTTCGGCTGGATCTGGCGCGCCTGCCGCGGGACCGTCGATCTATGGCCGTTCGACGCAGCAATTGTTCAATCAGGGCATGTTGATGAACATGGCGGGCATCCAGGGCGGCGGCGACCTGATGCGCGTGGCCGTAGAACACGACCCGACGCTCGCCATGCAAATGCCGACGGACTCCCAAAAGATGGCCGCAGCGGCATACGGCTACGGGACTCCCGAATATCAATCTGCACTGCAATCTCAGGTGCAAAAGGCCGGATACATCCCCCCGACGGCTCTACGCACGCCGATTTACTACGACCCGAGATCGGGTACGACGAAGGTCGTTCCGGCCGATCAACTCGCCGCAGGGTATGGCGCGCAGTACGGCGCTGAAGCGCGCGCTCAGGCCGGATTCAAGCCGATGCAGGTCTGGGATCCAAATTACGTTGACCCAACGACTGGCGCAAAAGGCGGATTCGTTTTCCAGACCGCCGCGAACATGGCGGACGCGGCCAATGGGAATGGCGCCACAGCACCGCAGGTTCCCGCCGGCATCCGCAACAACAATTTCGGCAACATCAAAGGGGCGAACGGCCAGTTCGCAACGTATGACACGCCGCAGGACGGGGTGAACGCCGCCGATCAACTGCTCGCGACCTATGGGTCAAAGCACGGTATCAATACGATTGCAGGTATCGCAAATCGATGGGCACCGGCCGGGGATGGGAGCAATAACCCCGCACAAAAGGCGGCTGCGATGGCTGCTGCTTCTGGCGTTGGCGTCAATCAGCCGATCAACCTCGCCGATCCTGCGACGCGCGCGCGCATCCTGCCGGCGTTGTTCGACACCGAAACACCGGGATGGCGCAATGCGATGGGTGGGCCCGGGAATCCTGCGCCTACGGTTGCACCCGCAGCATCGCCCGCGCCGACGCGCCCTGGGCCGATGGCGGCACAGCCGCCGGTTGGATACACCCCCGCGACCAACGCCGCGCAAACGGCATCGAGCAAGCAGATGGCTGATTCGTACAAGGCGCTTGCTGACTCCGACGCAAGTTATCAGCAGTCGCGTGGCGCGCTTAACGACATGATCGCGCTCGCCAAGCAGTTCGGCCCGATTGACTCCGGGTTGAGCAAGCTGCCCGAGGGCGCACACAATTGGGATAGCAACGTCGCATCCTATGACAAGGCGCATGCGACGTTTGTATCGAATCAGTACAACGCACTGTCGGCCGGCACTGACGCCTCGAAGGGCACCGTCGATAGTATGGTTCCGTCCTCGGACAAGCCTCTGGATACCAAGCTTCACGGCTTGGGAATGCAGCTCAACAATTTGGACTATCGGCACCTAGAAACTCAGCTCATGACGCCGGCATTCCAAAGTGGGGACCAGAAGGCCTACACGACGCTGAACGCGCAGTTCCACAATACCGTCAAGCCTGAGATGATGCCGACCGTAATGCCTATCCTGCAAATGAATGGGGCGCAGCAGCAGGCGGCGGTGCAGGCGGCGGTGAAAGCCAACCCGGCGCTTCGGCCAGCCTTCCAAACGCTATTCAATGCCGGGATGCTCAAATGAGCGCCTTCGATGATTACCTGAATGCGCCTGCGGCTCCGACGCAACAAAGCTTCGACGCCTATCTCGGCGCTGCGCCCGTCGCTCCCACGCAAACGCCCGCAGTTTCGCCAAGTAAGGCGTCAAGCGCCGTACAACCGCCTCAAGGTCCATGGCAAGCACCCGGTGGCTTCACGATGGGCCTCGGCGACATTGTGCGCGGCGGCCTGCAAGACTTGGTGCACGGCATTTCGTGGGCGGCCGACAAGATCGCACCGAACTCGCAATTTGCGCAGGATGCACGCGCCGCTCGGCCGCAGATGCAGCAGACGATCGACTCTCAGAATGCCCAATACGCCGCTCAGCGAGCCGCGAACGGCTCGACCGGGACGGATTGGGGGCGCATTGGCGGCAATGTCGTTGGTACCCTTCCTGTGATGGCGCTGGGTAGCGGAGAGGGATTGCTCGGCCGAATCGGGATGGGTGCGGCTCAGGGAGCCATAAGCGGTGGCCTCATGCCAACGACCGGCAATAGCGATCAGTCGTTTGCGCAGCAGAAAATGCAACAAGCCGGTGTCGGCGGATTGCTTGGAGGGGCATCGCCTCTTGTTTCCGCTGGAGCCAAGGCAGCAGGTCAAGGCCTTTGGAACGTCATCAAGCCCGTAGTGCAGCCGACGCAGTACGTTGGCCAGGGAATGGCGAACGCAATGGATCAGGCGGAAGCAGCGCAGGCGGCAGCGAATATCCGCGGCGCGCAGCAGTTCGTTCCTGGTTCGCTTCCGACCACGGCTCAACTTGCGCAAACGCCGGTCATGGTGCAGACGGAGAAGGCGGCCGGCAATATCCCGGCGTTCAAGACGGCCATGGCCCAGCGCGCGATCAACAACAACGACGCGCGCTGGGGCGCACTCATGGGCGTCGCGGGCACGCCGGCCGATCTACAGGCTGCGCAGGCCGCCCGCGACGCTGCCGCGACGCCGCTGTACAACGCCGCGCACCAAGCGACCGCGAACGTCGGGCCGGCGTTCATGCGTTATGCGCAGATTCCCGAGATGCAGGAAGCGATGCAGCGAGCAAACGGCCTCGCATCGCTCGATGCGGCGGTCGGGCGCGGCGTTCCTCCGGTATGGCCGCAGCAGGGCGGCAGTCAGGCGATCAACGGCGCCGCGCTCGATTACACCTCCCGCGCGCTGGGCGACATGATCGACACGGCGCAGCGAGCCGGCGAGACGAGTAAGGCGGCGTCCCTGGCCGCTTTGCGCGGCAAGATCGACAGTTGGACGCAGACCTATATCCCAGGCGTGCAACAAGCGCGCGCGGCGTACGCGGCCGGCAGCGTACCGATCAACACGATGGATGTCGGCCAACAGATCGCGAACGGTCTTGGCACGCGCGCGATGAATGCAGGCGGCGCGCCGGAGATTCAGCTGATGCCGTTCCGCTCGGCGCTGACGAAGGCGATGAACAGCGGGGACGCGGCGAAGTACGGCATCGACGCAAACGCGTTGCAGACGCTTCAGGGAATCGGGCAGGACCTTCAGCGTGCAACCGTATCGAACTCGATCAAGTCGCCGGGAAGCGACACGGCATATAACCTCGCGGCCAATGGCTGGCTTGCGCGAAATCTGTACGGCCCCGGCTTCGGGGGTGCGACGCCGCTTGGACGCGGCATGGCGGGGCTTGCCATGGCGCTAGGCGGTCATCCGTGGGTGGGCGCTGGCTTGGCGGGCAGCGTCGGGAAGGTCGGTCAGGCGGTCGGCAACCGTCTACAGGACCGTCTAACGGGGCTTTTGATGAACCCGAACGATATCCTGCCGTTCCTCGACGCTCGTGCTACCCCGCCTGCGCAGGCGATTCCAGGCCCTGTAATGCAGGGGCTCCTTAACTACGGTCGCCCAGCCGTTGTGAACGGGCTTCTTGGCGGCTTCCAGAATCCCGGCAATAAATGAAATTACCGCCACGATGCCGAGCTTCACGAGGCCGGCCATCAGAACGTCATGCATTGAAATCTCCGAACCCCGCCGCGTGCGGGGTTTTTCATTTTAGGTGAAACGAAATGCCAATGTACCAATGGTCTACGACGGCGGGCAACAATGCGAGTGCAGGCCTGATCGACTGGGCCGAGGGCCAACCTCCTTCAACCGTCAACGATTCTGCCCGTCAGATGATGGCAGACGTGGCCGCATGGTATCAGTCGCCTGAATGGCTGAACTATGGGCTGACGCCCACATTCGTCTCGGGCACGCAGTTCACCGTAGCGGGAAACCAAACGAGCACGTTTTCTGTGGGACGACGAGTCCGTATGTCCGTGACTGCTGGGACCATCTTCGGAACGATTACAGCATCCGCTTACACGTCTCTGACGACGGTCACGGTGTCAGTGGACAGCGGTGCTATCGACAGCGGCCTATCCGAGGTCGATGTCGGCATCCTCAACCCCCTGGCTACATCGATTCCTGTCGGCACGACGCCGAACTATGCATCGATCACCCTAAGCGGTGCGGCAGGGACAAATCGAGCCGTCTTCATGCAGACGGCCGGGGTTCAACGATGGTTCGCGGGAGCAGATTCAACGTCCGAATCCGGTTCGAACGCAGGATCGAACTATGGTATCACGCGCTACGCTGACAACGGGTCGGCGATCGATACGCCAATGTCGATCAGCCGTGCCAATGGCAACGTGACATTCGCCAATAACGTCACCTACAACTCGGACGAACGCCTTAAGACCGATTGGGAATCTTTGCCTCCCGATTTCATTGATCGCCTTGCTGGGGTCTTGAGCGGAACCTACACCCGAATCGACGGCGACGGATCGAGACATACAGGGGTTGGTGCTGGGTCCCTGCGCGAAGTCCTACCCGAGGCTGTTCTCGAAAGCTCACAAGGCATCCTGTCGGTAGCCTACGGTAACGCAGCACTGGTCGCCTGTATCGAGCTTGCGAAAGAGGTCGTTCGTCTTCGCGCTCTGGTGGAATCGAAATGACGCTCCCGTCGTCGTTCCCGATCTCCGAATCTCAGATTGCGGCAGAGGTTGGACTTTCGCTCCCCGTCTCGTCCAACAATGCATGGCTGATCGCCCTTGCTGGCAAGGCTGCACTTCCGTATAGCGCAAGTGATTTCCTCGGCAAAACAGGCCACTTCAGCGGGTCAAAGACAGTACAGCAGGCCGGCCAGTTCAACTACTTCGTAGACCTTGGAGGGGCGCCACTATTCGATGCCACCCTGAACGGCGCTTCAGAGACGAACGCTGCTGCATACCTGTCAGTGACGACCTTAACCCCCCCCACCAACTACACGGGGCCAATCATCGTCACCAACGTGACTTTGAATAGATCGCTCGTCCTCTCGTATGTAGGAAGCGGTACTTGGGGTGGATCGAGTGGAGGCGGAGCCGGGGGCATTGGGCTTCAAGGTCAGACAGGCCAGACATACGCATTGACGATTTACCCACACGCATAACGGATACAACATGCCGACAGAAGATATGCAAGCCGCCATCCGAGAAAACGCCCAAGCCATCGCTGAAGTCAAGGCCAGAGTCGACGGACACGATGAAGACCTTGCGCGGGTGGATAGGCACATAGCCAAACTCGACGAGGCAGTCGTTATGTTGAGAGAGGGAATGGCACGCGTAGCGACGAAAGAAGACATCGGGGAGTTGCGCCAAGACATTAGCAAAACGTTCTTTGAGCAACTGAAGGACGCCCACAATTCGATCCCGACGAAAACGGCTACGTGGTTTGGTGGCTTGATGGCTGCTATTGCGCTTGTCGATCTCGCATTGAGACATTTTCATGGATAAGGAAACGATAGAAGGCCGATTCGAGCTTCACGACGAGCGACTTGATCACCACGAAGAGAGGCTTGATCACCAGGGCGAGCGAATAGACGCCCTGGTTGGCGAGAAAGCGCACAAGCAATCTCGTCGTCTCGAATGGATCGTGATTGTTCTCGTAGGCCTGGAAGCCATTTTCGAAGTCCTCATGTACTTCCACCCCCATGCGTAAGCTCGTCCTTCGCTTCTACCTGACGGTACGAAAGCCCCGCAACTTCTTGAAGATCGTCTTTGCGTTCATCGGTACATCGTTGGCCTTGCATTGGCTACGAGGCTATGACGCCGATTGGGGGAGCACGAACCTCATTCTGTCCATCGATGCGACCATCGCGAGCACGGTCATGCTGATGGTCCAAGAAGAGGGAGCGGAGATGCAGCAGAGGATGCTTGAAGCTTTGGTATCGATGGCCGAGGCACAGCGCGACATGCTTGCCGATCACGCGACGACGTTACGTGCTCTTCGAGATGGGGACGAACGAATCATAAAGGCACTCACAGAAGGAGAAACCGAATGAGGTATTCGAAGCAAGGGATGGCGCTGACGGAGCAATTTGAGTCGTGTCGTCTAGTCGCCTACCAGGATTCTGCGGGCATATGGACGATCGGATGGGGTCACACCCAAGGCGTCGAAGAAGGCATGACATGCAGCCAAGCTCAGGCCGATCAATGGCTTCTCGATGATGTTGGCTTTGCCGAGAACGCGGTCAATCAGTTGGTGAAGATCGGCCTCACGCAGGAGGAGTTCGACGCACTCGTCGACTTTGTGTTTAACGTCGGGATCGGAAATTTCCAGAAATCGACACTGCTTGTACTGATCAACGACAACGACATCGAAGGCGCTATCGGCGAGTTCGACAAGTGGGATATGGCTGGCGGGAAGGTGGTATCCGGTCTTCTGCGCCGTCGCGATGCAGAGAAAGCACTTTTCACCCTCGGGGCCGATTTCTCGGGGGAGCCCCAACCTCAACCGGAGCCAACCGCATGAATGCAAACCTCCTGAAACTGATCGGCGCAGCCGGCCTGAATGGTCTATGGGCTGCTCTGGTCTTCACCGGTAAAGCTGACGCCCAGCCGCTCATTGCAGCCATTGGAACCCAACTTACCGCGCTGCTCGGCTATCACGCCGTCACGAATCTCCAAGCTACCCCCAAGCAGTAACCAACCTCCCGAAGGAACTCACCATGAAGATGCTGCGTACCGCGGCAGGGATCGCCCTGGCCGCTTGCTTTGTCGTGCTCTCCGGTTGCGCAACAAACGGCGCGCCGAAGTTGATCGTGCCTCCTGCTCAGTTGCTCAACGACTTCTGCCCGGTCGTCAATGCAGATCTGAAGGTTCTGTCGGGATCACCCCTCCTGCTTCCGGCGCAACAGGAGCTTGTGTCCAAGGTCCTGACGGTCAACACCTCGGTATGCGCAGCCGGAAGCCAGATCGATTCAGCCGACCTTCAGACGCTGAACGCCACGCTTTTCCCGGCGCTCGTCGAACTCGTCGGTTCGCTTCCCCTTCTGCCGAATCAGCCGGCCATCATGCTCGGCCTGACGCTCGCCCAGCCGATCTTGGCTCAAGTAGTCCAAGCTGTAGAGGCTCAGAAAGCAGCCGCACCGGTCGCAGCGAGCCAATGATGAGCTTAGGCCCGCATGATTTTGCTCTCCTGGCTCAGGAGGCGTATGACGCGCCTCCTGACATCGGGATCCTGGATAGCGCCTCTCGGGCGATCGTTCGGAACACTCCGGGCGGTCTTGTCGTTTCGTTCCGTGGATCTGACAACGACGCTTGCTGGCAAGCGGATTTCGACGCCTTCCCGATGGACGTAGATGGAATCGGGAAACTCCACCGCGGCATTTGGAGGGCCTGGGAAGATATGTCCAAGGCAGTCCTTGCCTCGATAGCAGGGCAGCCCGTCACCCTGGTAGGCCATTCCCTTGGAGGTGCGCTGGCGCTCATGTGCGCAATCGAGATGACGGTATCTGGGAATCCGCCGGCCGCAGTGTGGGGCTTCGAGCCTCCCCGCATCAGCCCCGGCCCAGAGTTCGGCCCGCTGCTCGCGCGCGTGCCGATCACGCTCTACCGAAACGGTAACGACATCGTTCCTATGCTGCCCGCCGACTGGTATCACCCGGTCCCATTGACAGCAATCGGGACGCCTGAAATGCCGTTCGACAACCCCTTCGATCACAAGATGGAAAGGGTTATCGCGGCACTTGCTCCTGTACCAGCCTAGAAAGCGATGCGGCCGAAGATCGCGACGCAGTTGTACCCATCCTTAGCCGCAGGAGGGATATAGGTCGCCTCGATCGCGACTCGGCGGTATTGAATCCCGATACTCGGGAGCGCCCCTGGTCCGTGGTGACCCGACCCATTCAGGTATCCAGCCCGCACGGTCGCAAAGACCGAAACATGCTCCGACACCGGAACCGTGAACTGATACCCGCCGTACAAAGTGTAAGCCTGCTGGCGGAATGTATCCCGGTAGGTCAGCCCTCCGACCATCCATTGACCGTGCCATGTGTCTCGCCGGTACTCCATCCCACCGCCGTAGTTGTACTGATTGACATCGTATCCAACCTGACCTCTTGGAACCTCATGGCCGAAGTGCCAGGACTTTCCCATGAGGACAACGTCCGTTTCCGCATGCGCAGAACAGCACAGCAGCGCGGGAACGAGGGCGAAAAATGCCTTTCCAATAAAACCCCGTTTCATTTCCAGGTCTCCCGGTTGATGATTTTGGAAATGGCGCGCGCAGACACGCCATAGGCTTCGGCGAGTTCCCGCCGTGTGAGTCGGGAACTGCGAATTTCATCGACTTGAGCCTGGGTCAAAACAGAGCGCCCGTTTCTCTCTCCCTTAGCGCTACGGTCGCGCTCGACCCGATCTCGAACGTTATCCGAGTGGTCGCCTATCAGGAGATGGGCTGGATTGACGCACCAGCGGTGATCGCAGGAATGGCGCACAATGCCGTGCTGGATCGGTTGACCCTTGAATCGCTCCCACGACTTGCGATGGGCACGGTGCCATCCATATGAACCATAGCCGTCCGTGGTGTAGCTGCCGCGCCAACGCCAACATTCGTCAGGCGCTCCGAACTCTATGAGCTTCGTAAGTTCCGGCAAGGGCCCAGTTTTTGGATTCATCCCGCCAATCTCCCGCCAAGTCGGCTCGAAAGCCTTATGGCGCGTAGATTAGCTGGTGCCCGGGACCGGCACCACTACTTCTTAGTCATATAAATTCCAGGATAAGCCATTAAGACAATATATGTAACGTAAACATGGGGTTAGGAGGCATGTTCGGCAGCCCAAGAGGTGCCGAGAGATGTCGTCTTCAGACATTGAATGCGTTATCATCCCGCCAAAATCCCGCCATTCGAACTAGGGAGGGGCTATGGCATACATTCGGAAGCGCTCTAAGGGCTGGCGCGTTGAAGTCGAAAAGCTCGGGGTCCGCGATTCCGAGACGTTCCCGACGAAGGCTCAGGCCACTGCGTGGGGGATTAAGCGGGAGGCTGAGATCATGGCCGGACAGAAGGATCAGTTGCCCGTCCGCTATGTGTCGGAGGCACTTGAGAAATATGCTGCGGAGGTCTCGATCAACAAGCGCGGCCAGCGATGGGAAGTCATTCGCCTGCGCAAGTTCGCCAAGCCGGCCGCCGAGGGCGGCCTACCGTTCTTGAATCGGGTTATCAGCGAGGTCACGCAGACGGATATTGCATCGTGGCGCAATGAAAGCCTAAGGCGCCTCCAGCCGTCCTCCGTCAATCGGGAGTGGAATTTGCTGCACAACGTCTTCCAGGTCGCCCGGAAGGAGTGGCGATGGCTGCGCGAGATGCCGTTTAAGGACGTTTCTCGCCCTAAAGACCCTCCGCATCGCAAGCGCCGAGTGACCGGCGACGAACTAAATGCGATGTGCGCCAAGCTCGGATATACGGAAGATGGGGTTGTCGAGAGCAAGAGCCAGGAAGTGGCCCTTGCGTTTCAAATCGCCGTCGAGACCGGAATGCGCGCCGGCGAGTTGCTGTCACTAACGGACGATCTAGTTGACTTGTCGGGCCGCGAGGCGCATTTGCCGCAGACAAAGAATTCGGATCCTCGATCGGTTCCGCTATCTACGCGCGCGGTCGAGCTTCTGAGAAAGGTGCATGGCCGCGGCAAGTTGTTCACCGTGAGTTCGGCAAGCCTCGATACACTGTTTCGGAAGGCCCGTGCGTCGGTCGTCAAGGAAGGAAAGATGCCCGAGATTGCGTCGCTACACTTTCACGACAGCCGGCACGAGGCATGTACCAGGCTGGCGAGAAAGGTCACTGTCCTTGAGCTTGCGAGAATCATCGGGCATCGAGACTTGAAAAGCCTGCTGATCTACTACAACCCAACAACGCAGGAACTTGCGGAGAAACTAGGCTAGTTTCCGCGTATGACGATCGATCCATTGCTCGATCATGTCGGCGTGCCATCGCAGGATGCGCGGTCCCAGGCGTACGGGAGCCGGGAAGTCCGGTTGCTTCGCGACGGTGCGCATGAACGCGCGCCGCTCCATTTTCAGCTTGTCTGCGATTTCGTCGGGCGTCATTAGTTCGTTCATTTCTGGGCTCCGTCGTTCGTGACTTGGCTCATTCTCCCCTCTCCTTCTGCACTGCGGCGATGGCGGCGGCCAATTTCGGTTGAAGCGCATCCAGATCCTCTCGAAGGCCGTCCCACCAATCCTCTGTTGTGGGATGGATGTAGTAGACGTTTCCATCAATGTCGCGGTGCCACTCTCTGGGCGCTGAGAATGCAGCAGCCACATACCATGTGAACTCATATGCCTCGCGAATCAATGAGGCATCCTCGCTCGCCGTGTCGATGGGAGGGTGGGCGTAGAGCTTGCGTCGATTGCTCGGGAGGCGTTCGGCGTAATATTCGGCCGTCACGTCTGCATAAAAACCCGTGCGCTCATTCCATACCTGATAGATCGGCTCCTGCTCCTTCGCCGCCGCGATCTGCGCTTCAAGCACCTTGACGCGCTCCAATGCCTCAGAGCACTGATCGAAGAGACTCGTGTATTCGAGCGCTTGCTGTTTGATGCGCGCGGCCTGGGCTTCTATTAGCCCGGCGGCTTCGGCAAAGGTCTGCATCGGCCAATCGCCATCGTTCGCATGTCCGCGCAGCCTCTCGCAAAGCTCTTCGTGGTTCGTCGTCATTTCGCCTCCTTCAGCAGCGCGTCTCGGGTCTCGATGTACTTTGCATGCGCGTTCATTTGCAGCGTGAACACCTCGCGAAGCATCTGAGCGCTCTCGGCGGTCATCGACTCAGGCCAGCGCAGCGACACATGGCCGCCCTCTGGAAGTTCCAAACGCATCTCCTGATACCGAATGCCTTTGATGAGTTCGAGTCTCTTCTCAAGATCCTCGATCTTGGCCCGCTGCCGGACTATTTCTTGTCGAGTTTCGCTCGCCGATCTGGCGGCGGCTATTGCGTCCTTGACGAGTTGCCGAACGTCATCGGCGTCACCGGCATGGCCTGCGCTACTCAGAATCTCAGCGATTTCCATGAAACGCGTCGTGTCGATCACGATCCCTCCCTCAGCGCTCGGCGGATGCTCTCGTGAAACGCCTCGGTTAGTTCCTTCAGAACGGCCTCGCGCGCGGCTTTCTCGATGGCGCGGGTGTACCCATACAAGTCGATCTGCCATTCCTGGTCCGGGGTATGGTGCTTGTGCGCTAGCGCTGTGATGTGCTTTTCTCTCAGCATCGCCGCTCCATCGCGTTTAGTGCCGCGCAGCCTCTCTGTAATGATCCTGTTCGCAGCCTCGAACGCAAGTCCATCTTCATTTGTAGCTGCCATCGCCGCCTCCCTTCGCCGCGTCGCGCTTCAGCGCTTCGAATTCGGAAATGCTGAGCGCGTAACCGATCTTCGTCTTTCGAAGCAGTCCACGCGCTACGAGTAAATCGGCCGATCTTTCGAATTCTTCCCCGTAGTATCCAAGGTTTGCCTGCGTCAGCCCATAGAGCGTTACCTGAGCGTTTGCAGCCATGTCGGCTAATTCTGGCTCGCGAAGCCAACTTAGCGACTTTGCGCGCGCCGATTCGAAAACGATGCGCTGTATCTTCCCGAGGCGACCGCTCACGTCTTCCCCTCCGCTCTATCAAGGCGCTCGATTTCGAGCTCGGCGATCTGTGCCATAACTTGAGCCGTTACAGTGACGACAGGCTGCGTACCGGCGCTTGCGCGCGATCCCCCGATGGTCTGCGCTGCTGCGGGCGTCGGGGCGGCATTATGGCGCTCATATTTGGTGTTCAAGATAGGATCGACTACAGAAACCAACTCGCTGATCAATCCTGCTGCCTCATCATTGCTGTCGGCGTCAGCCATGCGGTCGTAAAGACCGCTTGAAATTAGCTGCCGTCCAATCAGCGCATATGCGCATTCCGCCTGCTCCGCGCTTGCCGCGAGCCCAGCAAGCGCAAGATCAGCGAGGTTCGCCAGCACTTCGGCGCGTTCCTCGATGCGCATCCACTCGACGCCAGCGCGAGACACCCTGCGTGCTTCGTCGCGAAGCTTATCGATCTCATCGGCAGTTGGCATATGCATGACGCACCCAGGCCCGTCCGAGACATCGACAACGCTACCCGCGCTTGCAGCGAGACTTGCGCGGGCTTCGAATAACGAAATGACGCGTTCGCGTGATTCCTTGATTTTTTTACTGTCAACGCTTTCCGAAAAAGCCATCGCGTAATCGAAAAGCGCTTGCTCAAACGCCTCGCGCTCGCTCATCGCTTTGTCAATCATTGTTGCCTCCGTTGTTCGCGGCGATGATGTCGTGCGCAAGATCGAGCATCGTTTGCTTGTCCATGTACGCAATGACCTCGTACGGGAAAGCGTCCAGCGTCATTTCCCATATGCGCTCATCACTCAACGTCGCCGCACGCTGCTCGTCAGTGCATGCGGCGAGGATGAACAAACGAAGCTCAACCAATGCTTGCCAGGGGACTTCAGATATTCCATCAACCGAACAATCCACATAGTGGGCCAGTTCTTTGAGCCATTGCTCTTTTGTGCGCTCACTCATTGCTACCTCCGTTGTTCGCGGCGAGAAGGGCGCGCAGCGCGTCAATGGTGTGCCTTGCCTCTACTCGCCGATAATTCCAAAGCCACGCGACAGCATCCACAATCGCTTTCCGGTGTTCCTCGCTCAATGCTGCCACGTGCTGATCGGGAGGCCATACGCCTTTGCCGTCGCACTCCGTACAATCCGGGCCGCTGTGCGCCATGCAGGATTTCGGATAGGCTTGCTGCTCAACGCTCAACGTCGCCGCGCGCTGCTCGGGCAGTTCAGCGAGTAGACCGCGCAAGCCGTCCGCTGTGAAATACCAAGATGGGCCAGTTGAGAGCGTTATGTAGCCATTCGAGTGCTTCTTCGCCAACGCGGATAGTTCGTCTAGCGTCAACGTCGCGCGCTGCTCGGGCTTCGCCTCAGAAAGCGCCTTGTGCGCGAGCGCTTTTACTCGGTCGCTTGCAATAACCGGCTCATCGCTAATAAATCGGTCGCGAGCTTCGCCGAACTTATTGGGGCCATACTTCGGCTCGGGCTTCGCATCCTGCGCGTAGTTGTCCGCGATGGACTGATATACGGCGGCATCTTGCAGCTTGTCGGCGATGGCTTGCTGCTCTCCCGTCGGCTCGCGCTGCTCGGGCGGCTCAACGCCGACTCCCTTCACGATGCTTTCGATGTTTGCGAATTGATCTTCGTCGAGCAATTCAGTAAGACGCGCCATGATCTTCTGCATTGCACGGCGCAGTCGATGATTGTCTAAATCAAGGTGCTCGATGGTGCCTTTGGCTTCGTAGTCGTCGTGCTGCTCGGGCTTTGCGTGCAGCCTTTCCAGCGCAGTAAGCGCCCAGGCGGCCAACCCCGCACCGTGAAGTCGCCAGGATTTAGCGTTCGTCTGCAACCACCCTTGGAGCGCTGCGAATTCTTTGGCGTCTATGGCTTGCCGCTCCTCCTTCGGCGCGGCCGGTGCGGGGGCGGCGTTAGTGCGTGCATGTCGCAAGAACTCATCGACGAGAATCTTCGTCTTGTCGTCGCCGGCCATCGCACCGAACCGATCCTGGTGCGTTTGAATGTAGTCCCACGCGGGTTCGAGCGTGTCTGCGAGGTTGTCGAATACCCATTTCGGCACCGTTGCTTCGGATGCTACAGCCGGCGCAGCGGTGGCGAGAAGTTCTCGTGCCATTTTCTTGAAACTGTCGCGTCCAGTCGTAGACCGCAGGGCATGATTGAACAGCGTGTCGAGCGCTGCATCATTGATCGTTATCGCCCCGGCTTGCGGCGGCTGTGGGGCGGCTGCGAGCATGGCGTTACATAGCTCATCAACCGTCATCCAATCCTGGTAATTGTTTTTTACCCATTCAACGGCAGTCTTCCACCCCTCCGCCACCCGCGCAACGTCCTGCGAGCGCGAGAGGGCGCGTAGCAATTGCGCCGCTCGTGTGCAGAGACCGTCACCGGTATTGTTGGAATAGCGCGTGATTCTCTCGGCCATTGCGTCGAGTTCGTCCGCGATTTCCAGTTCTTCTCGATTCGTCATGTTGTCCTCACTCCTTGCCGAGGGCGCGGGCGCGGGCGCTTATCATTAAATCAGCGATCAAATAGGCGCGCTCTGCTGTTTCGACGCCAATCGGCCAATTGTTCGATAGGAGGCCTTGAATCGCCTTCGCCGCGAAGTAATCGCGCAGCGTCATGCCAAGATTGATTGTCGGCATGTCGTTCAGGTCACCGCACCAAGGGAAAGCGCGCCCACCGTCATTGATCTCAATCATTTCGTTCTCTCAAAAAGCGGGGGCCGTACTGCGCCCCACCATTAAGACCGCCGAATAGCGGCTTCCGAGGGGATTGGTTGCCTCGATCTATGCCGAGGCGAATTCGATGCCCAACGTCTGAACTGCATTTGCCTCTACGGCCGTCATGTAGTCCGCGAACTGCTGTTTGTTCATTTGCGCCGTACTCATCGCTACGAGTCGACCGCTTGGGCTTTCTTGCTTCGGCGCGAACTGCTCGCGGTAGTGCTCGTGCCACACCTCTTTGCAAAAACGCTTTCCTTCAACCTGCACTTGCTCGGCAATCTCGGTCAGGAGAGCCCAATATCTCGCGTTAGCGTCGTTGCTTCGCTTCTGTGTGTACTCGCCTACCTCTACGCATACAGGACGCCCAGCAGCTGCCGCAGGCTGGGCAACAGCCTTGACGTAATCCCACATGCGTTGAGCAGTTTCTCGATCGCGCAATACAAAGACTCGGCTCATGCTGCCTTCCTCCGAAGTGCCGCTTCGTACTGGTCCACGAACGCGGCGAACTCGATCAGGTCGCGCTCCATCGCCTCGATGAAATCATCGTCTCGCTTTACCTCGACCAGCGTGAATTGCTTTTCCGCTTTTGCGAGCGCGGGGCAATACAGGCCGACATGCCACCAAGATCGGCCGCATATCCACATGCACCCCTGGGCTTGATCGCGTACGTCGGCAATGTCCTTGTCGAGCAGGATCGGGCGCAGTTTCTCGGGTGCGATGAATGCCTTGTATTCGCTGCCGCCGTCGAGATCGATCAGACCATCCGCGCTCGCGCCGAATACGCCATCGTCGGTTGTCACGAACCCGGCGCGCTCGACAAGAAAACCGGTCATAGCCTCATGCTCCATACGAGCCTCGGGCTCAAGCTCGTGCCCTCGTCGCATCTGCCACGTTTCGAAACCTTCGTCGAGCGGCGTGCCGCTGATGCGCTCAATTGCAAGACGAAAGGCGTAATCCTTGGCCGCATCGGACCAGTCTCCGATCTTCTCGCCATTGAGGGCGCGCGTGATAATGTCGGACTTCGGAACAGCCTTGTAGCCCGCTGCCTCTGCTGCCTCTTTGGCCGGCGTGCCGCCTCGATGCAACTCGACAAACTGCGCTTGCCGCTCGTCGAGGCATCCGACCTTCTTGCGTACTGTCGAGAACATGCTGGCGGTAATCACGCCAGCCCGCGCACGGTGCCATTCGATTGAACCTTGCTCGCAGTGGTGGACGATCACGATGCCTCCGCTGCTTTGAAGTCGGCAATCTTGCTCTCGACGAGCTTCTTCACCTCGCCGAAGGCCGCAGTATCCTTTGTCGCACGCAGCTCCGGCGCGGCCTGCGCCCAAAGTCCACGAACCTCTTTCTCGGTTTTGGAGCCAGCAACGTTGTTCTTCCACTTCTCGACCAAGCCTTGCACATTGCTGTTCCTTTCGGCCGCTCGGCCATCGTCGTCGGGCGTATCCTTTGTTGCAAGACCGACAGCGGCGAGTAACGAATGCCGCTCCAAGTAGCTCTTGGTCGAGATCATGGCCTGGATGTTGTTCTTGCCGCCGGATTGATCTAGCCCAGCTTCTAGCGTCGTTTCCTCGCTATGTCCGAGTCGGTGCGTCAAAACGCAGGTGATCGAAACCATTCCGCCATCGGAGCGGGCCGGCGTCCATTTATGACTGAATCCATGCTCGGCGAGTACGCCAATCAACTTCTCGACGACGTTGCCGATCGTCGCATGGTCATAGGCCGTCACGCCTTTGTCCGTACGGAACTCGACATGCTTGTCCTTGTAGATGACGGGGGCATGCTTCTTGAACTCCACCATGTCATCGGCGAACGCCTTGCGTGCCTCGTTCGCCTCCCACTTGATCTGCATGTCCATCAGGCGCTCTAGACGGTCCAAATCGGCCCCAGAATCGAGCGCATAGCGCACGAGATCAGCGGGCGTCGCCATAGTCGCCACGGCGCGCTGTTGCTGTACTGCCGGTACCTGCGCCGCTCCGCCATCGATTAGATCGAAATCCGTCGCCGTCTTTTCCATCACATGAGCCATAGCCATTTCCTCGTAAGCCTTTAGTGTCTCTAGCGCGTCTTCGTTCACGCGCTTCTCCCAACGTAGGGGATATCTTTCAAAGGATCAGCAGCTTGAAGTGCTGCGCCGGCTGCAAATGCGACAGCACCAAGTACCGCAGTGATCTTGATCCATAGCCAGATCAGGGCGAATAGGTTTCGAAGTGCGTTCACGCCCAAGCCCTCGCAATCGAATCCACAGTCCATGCCACGAAGAACACAACACCGAACATCGCAGCGCAGTACGTAACCACCTCATGGAGCTTCGAAGACTTGACCAAAACAGCGTTATCGTTCGCTGCTCGGCGAAGTCCTTCCTTCGAAATGGTCACGATGATTCCGGGTTCGATGTGTTTCATGTCATTCCACCTCAGCTGACTCGGCCGACTCGACTTCTTCGAACTGGCCAGCTTCAGTTACGCGATACCACGTGTCGCGTTTGATGTTTTCGCCTTCGTAGCCGATGGCGAAGCGGACTCGACCGGCCGTATCTTTGTAGGGCGCGGAAACGCATCCGTTCGGGCCGACCTTGAATTGAGCATTGAATCCGGCGATGGCAACGATGGGGCTTTCTCCGGCCGCATTGATCTTCGCGGAGTCGCCGCTGCTGCCGATCTGCGCGGAGTCGCCGCTGCTGCCGATCTGCGCGGAGTAGCCGCTGCTGCCGATCTTCGCGTAGTAGCCGCTGCTGCCGATCTGCGCGGAGTCGCCGCTGCTGCCGATCTGCGCGGAGTAGCCGCTGCTGCCGATCTTCGCGTAGTTGCCGCTGCTGCCGATCTG